GGTTTTTTAGACTTGAATCCCAATAAATAGCGGTTTCTGATGCTGAAAGGAGGTGTGTTTTTTGCCTGAAAATCAACCAAAATTGACAGTATTGCACTCAAAAAGTTCAAATACCGTGACAGCTGATGACGATGATCTTAAGGAGATCCAGAACACACCGCCAGCTCATCTTGATGATGAAGCATCGCGTCTTTGGAAGGCGATTGTTCCGGAAATAAAGAAAATTGGCTATCTTAAAAAGATAGATCAGCCAGCACTTGAATTGTATTGCCGTTATTACTCTATTTACATTAAGTCTGAGCAGCTAATCGAAAAACAAGGGCTGTGGATTTATGACAACGATGATGTTGCGGTGAAGCGCTCTCCGGGAGCTGTTCAAATGGACTCTTGTGTGAAGAACATGAAGTCACTAGGACATGACTTGGGCCTTACATTTGACTCTGGATTACGTCAGATAACTGTCGAAGAGCCAGAAAAGCCTAAGCAAGATAGCCCATTGAAGGAGGTTAAGTTTGGTGCGGACGTTTGATTTCACTGGTGTGCAAGATATTCGCGGTTACGTAAAGCCGTACCAATCAGATTACCAAGGACTGTTTGATAAGTACCGCGACCCAGGGACAAGATACGCTTATGATGTGATGTTTACCAATAAATACATGACTGGTAGAGACGTTCAGCTGGCATGTATTCGGCACTTGAACGATTTGCTACGGATCGGCGATGATGATTTTCCTTACCAATATAATTGCGACATGGTTAATGCCATTGAATACTTTTCACGGTTGCTGCCCAATCCAGATGACACCTCAAAGAAAATTCAACCATTCAAATGGCAATCGTTTATCCTTGATAGCTTGATTGGTTGGCGCACCCTGGACAATGGCACCAGATTCACAACTTCCAACATATCTATTGCTCGGCAGCAAGGCAAAACTTGGCTTGCTTCTATCCTGATCAACTTTTATTACTTCGTAGTGTGCTGGAATGCGACATCACAGGACTTGCTAGTGGCCAGTTACGATAGCGAACATGCAACAAAGCTGTTCAATGACGTGTCTTTGCAGGCGAAGACAATTTTATCCCTGCCGGACTTTGCAGATGATGCTAGAGAACGAGGCGTGGAAGCTCAAACCACGCAAGTTATTGCAAAAAACACTAAGAACACGATTCGAAAAGGTACATCACAAGGTGGTGGCTTTGATAGTTTCCACAATGCAATCGCTGTTTATGATGAAATTGGTAACTTGAGACCAGCACTGAATGAGACCTTAAAGCAAATTACATCCGGGCAAAATGGCATTAAGAACCGAATGTTTGTCAAGATTTCAACAGCTTACCCCGATATCAAGGTTAAGTTTAAGAATGATGAAGACGTAACTAGGGCTGCTATTGAGCATGATGCCGTTCGAGACGCTGACAATGTGTTTCAAGTAATTTATTCTCAGGACTCGGAGGATGAGGTATTTGAACCCGAAACATGGGCAAAATCTAATCCTAATCTGCTTGAGCTGCAAAAGAGCAAGCGTGACAACCTTCAAAATGCTCTTAATCAAGATCGCAACGATAACGAACGTGAGGGAACACTTGAAACCTTCGTAAATAAGTCACTAAATCTGTGGAGCCGGCGATTTCAAAACAGCTATTTGTCCCTAGACAACATTCAGCGCAGTATTATCGACCATTTTGATGTGAATGGACGTGATGTGTTCATCGGATTTGACGGATCGCAGACAAACGATAATACATCTTTTGGCTTCATTTATCCGTACACTGATCATGACAAACACATGTTTCATGTCCAAGAACACAGCTTCATTCCATTTGCACAGGCAAAAACCATTGAAGCCAAGTCGAAACAGGACGGATTGGATTACCTTAAATTGCAAGATGAAGGCTTCGTTGACATCACCAATCTTGCATCAGGCGTAATCAACACCGATCAGGTTTACCAGTGGTTGGTTGATTATGTTAATCAACATCGGCTAAAAGTAAAATTCATTATTGCTGATCCAAACCATGGTGAATGGCTAGAAAAGAAACTGGAGCATTATCAGCCGCAGTGGCAATGGTTTCCTTTGCCTCCTACATCGTTCAAATTGAATGAGCCTACTAAAGACTTTCAGAATTTGTTTATTAATGGCAACATTTCGATGCTGAACGATCCCCTACTGATTGATGGGCTGAACAACGCTGTGTTGGTAGAAGATCGCGGTGGTTCGGTCAAGATTGACCGTCAAAATCGCACGAGTGATCATATTGATACGACCGATGCGCTTATTAATGCCCATGCGCAGGCAAAATTCTACTTCGAAAACTATCATGATGAGGGATATAACCCGCTGAATGATTTGGACGTGCAGGGAAAACGTAACTTTTTCAAGGCAATGTTTGGAGGTGGTAAATAATGGCAAAGATTATTAGCAATTTATTTAGCAATTGGGGAACAGTGTTTCTGTTCATCACTGGCTTATCACTGATTGCAGTGGCGGCATTCACCTTTAATGTTGTTATTGGTTATCTAGTTGCAGGCTTTGAGCTGTGTTTAGTTGCTTACATTCTAGACAAAGAAAGGGGGTGAAGCTAAATGGGACTTCTAACCCCTAAAAATTTCAGCAAACGTAAGGCCAAAAATATGGTCTATCCGAGCAATTCTGCTTTTTTCACGACCACGGTTGCCGGCATGCAGCTTTCTTATGTTTCGGCGCTGTCCGCTTTGCAAAACACTAATGTTTATAGTGTGATCAACCGTATTGCGAGCGATGTTGCCTCGGCACACTTCAAAACTGAAAATACTGCAACATTGAACCGACTTGAAAGCCCTAGCAGCTTGATAGGCCGGTTTTCTTTTTGGCAAGGCGCATTGATGCAACTTTGTTTGTCAGGCAACGACTATATCCCGTTAGTTGGGCAGAATCTGGAGCATATTCCTAACTCTGACGTCCAAATTAACTATTTACCAGGCAATATGGGCATTGTTTATACGGTTTTGGAGAGCAATGATCGTCCTCAAATGGTGCTTAGACAGGACCAAATGCTGCACTTTAGGCTCATGCCAGACCCACAATATCGGTATTTGATTGGTCGATCGCCTTTAGAAAGCTTACAAAACGCCCTTAATTTGGACGATAAAGCCTCGAAAAGTAACATGAGCGCTATGGAAAACCAGATTAATCCTGCCGGAAAGCTTACAATCAGCAACTATTTAAGCGATGGTAAAGACTTAGAATCGGCACGTGAAGAGTTTGAGAAGGCAAATACCGGTGATAACTCCGGTCGCTTGATGGTTTTACCCGATGGGTTCGATTACACCCAGCTTGAAATGAAGACGGATGTATTTAAGGCCTTGGCTGACAATTCAGCATATTCTGCTGATCAAATCTCCAAGGCCTTTGGTGTACCCAGCGACATTTTGGGTGGTGGCACGTCGACTGAAAGCCAACATTCCAACATTGACCAGATCAAGGCAACATATCTGGCGAACTTAAACTCATATGTTAATCCAATCGTGGATGAGTTGCGTTTGAAGATGAACGCGCCTGACCTCGAATTGGATATCAAAGATATGTTGGATGTTGATGACTCGACGCTTATCAATCAGGTATCAAATCTTGCTAAGTCTGGGGTGCTAGGTGCAGAACAGGCACAATTTATACTCACCCGATCTGGTTTTTTGCCAGATAACTTGCCTGATTTCAAACCGCTTACCAGCTCAACGAAGGGAGGTGATGACAAGTGATTATTCCGGTTAAGGGCTACATTACAAGCGATGATTCTGCCCCTATTTATCGTGATTGGTTAGGAATGACTGTAACATCTCCATCCGATATTGTTCAATCACTTCCAAATGACGGGTCTGATGTTGTATTAGAAATCGCGTCAGATGGCGGGGAAGTTGACCCAGCTACAGAAGTATGCAACGCACTGCGTGATTATAAAGGCAATGTAACGGCAAAGATCGTATCAAACGCATACTCTGCTGCAACAATTGTTGCTATGGGGGCCAATAAGGTTCAGATGGCGCCAGGTGCCAAGATGATGATTCATCGAGCATCAAGTGATGCTAGTGGAAACTCTCATGAGATGGATGCTGCTTCTGGCATGCTACAAACTACAGACAGTGCAATCGCAAGCCTGTACTCTGCAAAGACGGGCAAGCCTGCCAATGACTTTTTGGCATTGATGGACAAAGAAACTTGGCTCGACGCAGATGATGCAATCAATCTGGGCCTAGCCGATGAGAAATTAGACTTCGACGCGCCGGTTGTAAATGCGGTGGGCCCGATTATTTCGCATCAAGCAGTTCAACGAATTAAGAATCTGAAAGATGAAAATAAAAAGCTACGTAGTCAACTTCCAAAGCAGAGCGATCTGCTAAACAAGAAGCTGGCTATTTTTTATGACAAAAAGGAGGTCCAATAATGGACAAATTACAAACGCTTTTTAATGAAGTTAGCGCCAAGTGCGCCGACCTAAACGCTCAGCTCAACGCAAAATTACAAGATGAAAATGCATCTGTGGACGATTTTCAAAAGATCAAGGATGACTTGACCGCTGCGAAGGCACGCCGTGATGCCATTAACGATCAGATTAAAGCCCTGGAGGCCGAAAAGCCGGCAGAGCCAAAAAAGCAGGCAGAAGACGACAAGAACAAGGAGGGTACAGACCTGTCTAAGAAGCCAATTGACGCCACGAAGAAAGCTATCAATGACTACATCCATAGCCATGGCAAGGTGATTGATAATGCAGCCAATCACGTCACTTCGACCGAAGCAGGTGTGCTGATTCCGGAAGAGATCATCTATGACCCTACCGCAGAGGTAAATTCGGTTGTTGATCTGTCCACCTTGGTTACCAAGACGCCGGTTACTACTCCTAAGGGAACATATCCAATCTTAAAGCGGGCGACTGATCGTTTTTCCAGTGTGGCAGAGCTGGCTGAGAATCCAGCACTTGCTGAACCTGAATTTGAACATGTGGATTGGTCTGTTAGCACATACCGTGGCGCAATCCCTCTGTCTGAGGAAGCTATTGCTGATTCAGCAGTGGACTTGACCGAACTTGTTAGTCAGTCTATCAACGAAAAGTCCGTCAATACCTACAACGCGATGATTGCGCCTGTATTGCAGTCGTTCACGGCTAAGAAAACAACCACTGATACTCTTGTAGATAGCCTTAAGCACATCCTTAACGTTGATCTTGATCCAGCATATAGCCGTGCACTGGTTGTTACTCAGTCTTTGTTCAACACGCTTGACACCTTAAAGGACAAGAACGGCCGCTACTTGCTTCATGATGCGTCTGATTCAATCACCGACGGAACTGCTAAGGGCACAATCCTTGGTGTCCCCGTATATGTTGTTGGTGATACTCTTCTTGGCTCTCTTGCAGGTGATCAAAAAGCATTCGTTGGTGATCTGAAGCGTGGTGTCCTGTTTACGGATCGTCAGCAGGTCACTCTGGCATGGGAGGACAGCAAGATCTACGGTAAATATCTTGGTGCCGCGTTCCGATTTGGGGTACAGAAAGCTGACGCCAATGCCGGTTATTTTGTAACCAACACAGATGCTGCATCTGGTTCAACCTCAGGTACTGGTAAGTAACACGGTTTCAGTCGCCTAAGAAATAAACAATTCGCCGATAATGACGGGCGGCTATTAAGGGAGGGCTGAATATGACAGATGGTCAAGGAGTCACCCCGGAAGACATGCAGCAATACCTTAATCTTGATACCAATGGGGATGCTTCGGTTCTTGCCGGTATGATCAGTACCGCAGAAGAAGCAATCATTGGGGCCATCGATGACACGATTGCGGTTGAAGTTTATCGAAAGTACCCTCTGTTCAATCAGGCAGTTCGGGTGCTGGTAGACTTCATGTACTACAGCCGTGGCACGTTGTCTGACCAAAGCAAGGCCTATCCACCCAGCTATGCTTACATGATCAACAGCATTCGTTGGAAGATTCAGCGTGATCAAGCAGCAAAGGTTGGTGGGGCTGATGGCTAAATTTAAAGTAGCCGATTTCAGCCGCAAGGTTGATCTCGGCTCTCCAAAATCACACAAGACTGGCGCCGGCATTAATATCACTAGCTTTGTTCCGGCTTATAGCCTGCATTTCAAGCAGCAGACGCGGACACTCACCCAGCAGTACACGCTTGTGGGAACACGTTTGGATAATTCAATCACAGTTATTGTCAGGCACGATATACGTAACGCAAGCCAACATCAGGCAAGAATAGACGGCATCGTGTATGACATTTCAGACATTAGCCCAGATGATTCAAACGATGCTATTCGCTATGACTATCTGACCCTAGTCAAAACAACTAAGGGGGCAT